CCCTCGCCGTTTACGATTCCGCAACCGCTGCAACGGACGCGGTTACAATCATCGCGCAATTTGTGCCCGGCTCGCACACGATGTATCCGTTGACGGGCGACGACGGCGGCATCTGGTTCAGTAAAGGCTTGTATGTAGTGGTTGGCGGCACCGTTGGTGTTACGTTCATCTACGAATAGGAACGAACATGGCCCAGTATTATCAACTAAGCGTAACCGCCGGCGTGCCAAACAAGACCACGATAAAAGTGGGTTTTGGCAAGCTGAAGGGTATTTTTTGCAGTTCTGCGTCGGCCACGCCCCGCGTGACGGTCCATGACTCCGCGACACAAACGGCGACGGACCCCACGATTATCAGCCTCTTGACCCCGCAAGCCAGCGAAAATTACCCGCTCAGCGGTTCGGATGGCGGTATTGGCTTTAGCCGGGGGTTGTATATACTGGCTACCGGCACAATGGAATTGACATTTATTTACGAATAACCGCACTAGCGCGGTACGCTAGGGACTTCTCAGGGGTCATAAGTGAATAACGAACTTCCTACTGCGGTTACAGCGGATACACCCGCGCCGGAATTGGAGTTAACGGTAGCTCCAACCACCGAAGATAAATCTACGCCGGATGCGTCAACGGAAGCAGTTGCCAAGGTCTTCACACAAGAAGAATTGGACTCCATCGTTGGCAAACGCCTAGCGCGTGAACAAAGGAAATGGGAGCGAGATCAGGCTCAACGTGCCGCTGAACAGCAGGCTACACCCGCTTTGGTAGGGAACCTGCACGTCAGTGACTTTGAGAGTCCCGAGGCTTACGCAGAGGTTTTGGCCGAGCGTAAGGCAGAGGAATTGTTGGCTAGGCGTGAAGACGCTAGGCAGCAAGCCGCGATTCTCGACGCCTATCACGATAAAGAAGAAGAAGCTCGGGCTAAATACGACGACTTTCAACAGGTTGCGTACAATCCGTCGCTTTCAATCTCAAGCGTGATGGCGCAAGCGATCCAATCTTCGGATATGGGGCCAGAGCTGATTTATCATCTCGGCGTTAATCCAAAAGAGGCAGATCGTATCGCCCGTTTGCCCGCGGTTTTGCAAGCTAAGGAAATCGGACGGCTAGAAGCCACGATGGCGTCGAATCCCCCGGTAAGAAAAACTTCAACGGCCCCGGCACCTATTGCACCTGTCACCGCACGAACCACTGGTTCCCCCGCTTATGACACCACCGACCCTCGGTCTATCAAGGCCATGTCTACATCGGATTGGATCGAAGCGGAGCGGCAACGACAGGCCAAAAAGTTCGAGGCTTCCCGTAATCGTTAACCCTTTGGAAGGCTCACATGGCTAACTCTATTCTTACTATTGACATGATCACCAGGAAGTCCCTGGAGATTCTTGAAAACAACCTGGTTCTGACGCGTAACTGCAATCGTCAGTATGACGATAGCTTTGCCGTTGAAGGCGCCAAGATCGGCTCTACCCTCCGCGTCCGTCTGCCCGACCGGGCACTGGTTACGGATGGCGCGGCCTTGCAGGTGCAGGACGACAACGAGCAGTACACCACGCTCACTGTTGCCTCGCAGAAGCATATCGGCGTTAACTTTACCTCTGCCGAACTCACGATGCAGTTGGACGATTTCGCTGAACGCGTCCTGAAGCCTCGTATTTCGCAGCTTGCGTCCAGCATCGACGCTGATGTCGCCAACTCCTTCCAGAGCATCTACAGCACGGTTGGTACTCCCGGCACCACGCCGGCTACCTCGCTCGTGCTGTTGCAGGCTCAGCAGAAGTTGAACGAATACGCTTCGCCGATGAACGACCGTTATGCCACCGTCAACCCGGCTGCTAACGCCGGGCTGGTTGAGGGCATGAAGGGCTTCTTCAACCCGACCGACACCATCAGCCGCCAGTTCAAGCAGGGCATGATGGGCACGGGCGTGTTGGGCTACGACGAGGTCAATATGTCGCAGTCCATCCGCCAGTTCACCACGGGCTCGCGTTCGTTGGCGGACACCATCCTCGTCAACGGCGCTGTTTCCACCCAGGGCCAGTCCACCATCAGCCTTGATGGCGGCACTGCTTCGGCGACAGTTCTGGTCGGCGACGTGTTCACCATTGCCGGTGTGTTCTCGGTCAACCCGCAGACCCGCGAAAGCACTGGTTCGCTCCAGCAGTTCGTCGTCACCGCAGCCAATACGGCTTCGAGCGGCGCCTGGACGAACATCGCGGTTTCGCCGGCGATGTACACGTCAAGCAATGCTCTAGCCACCATCAACGCGTTCCCCGCCGACAATGCGGTAGTTACGTTCGTTGGTGCGGCTTCGACTGCCTACCCGCAGAACTTGGTGTACCAGAAGAACGCCATCACGTTCGCCACCGCCGACCTCCTGCTCCCGCAGGGTGTCGATATGGCGTCGCGTCAGGTTCACAACGGCATCTCGCTCCGCGTTGTTCGTCAGTACGACATCAACAACGACCGTATGCCTTGCCGTATTGACGTTCTGTACGGTTACAGCGTGATCCGTCCGCCTATGGCTGTTCGGATTTGGGGTTAATCTTGGCTGGCCCCCGGTTCGCCGGGGGTCACCTTTTTAATTGGATTGGATAAATATCATGGCTCTTCCTAATGGTTCTGGCGGTTATCAGGTTGGTGACGGCAATCTTAACACGCCCGTTTTCAGCACTATCACCGTCCCCACCGCGTACACCGCCACCGCTACTCTTACCACAGCGGACCTGGCTTCTGGCCTTATCATCTACACCTCGGCCAGCACGGGTAACTTGACCCTGCCGACCGCGGCTCTCACCGACGCTGCCTTCAGCAGCGCCAAGACGGGTAGCTCGTTTGATGTAGCCCTCGTTGCTACCGGCGCTGGTGTCCCCACGATTGTGGTCGGCACCGGTTGGTCGCTCGCCAGCACCTCTGGTGCGGGCGTTGCTTCCAAGAGCGTTCTGTACCGCGCCGTCAAGACCGGCGACGCTGCGTACTCCCTGTACCGCATCGCGGGTTAATAGGTTCTGCCCCGGTCGTAAGGCCGGGGCATTACTTAATGAGGTAACGTATGCTCTTCTATTTGCGGCATCCCGTACACGGCAAAAAAATTGCCAATTTGGAAGCAGAAGCAGCTTACGACGAAGAAAATGGCTGGACCCGCTACGAACTTGATGACTCAGTGCCGCCTGTCGCAGCGGTTGCGGAAAGCATAAATAAGGACGATAAAGAAGCTGCTATCAATAGTATGCCTCTGCGTCGTCGGGGGCGTCCGCCGATAAATCGGGGCTTGTAACATGACCACCACGGCTGGCGATCAAATCAACGGCGCTTTGCGTCTGATCGGTATGTTGGCCGAGGGTGAAACGCCTTCGGCAGCGACTTCGCAAGATGCGTTGACCGCGCTTAACCAGATGATCGACTCGTGGAATACCGAGCGGTTGTCCGTGTTTTCGACACAAGATCAGGTGTTTAGCTGGACCCCCGGTCTTATTAGCCGGACGCTCGGCCCCACCGGGGACTTCGTAGGCAACCGGCCTATCCTGCTGGACGATAGCACCTATTTCCGCGACCCGGCTAACGGCATCTCGTTTGGCATAAAGATCGTCAACCAGCAGCAGTACAACGGCATCGCCGTCAAAACTGTGACCAGCACTTATCCGCAGGTCATCTGGGTCAACATGACCTACCCAGACATCGAAATGTACATTTACCCAGTGCCGACAAAGGTACTGGAGTGGCACTTTATTTCAGTAGAAGAAATTACGCAGCCAGCTACGTTGGCAACCTCGCTGGCTTTCCCGCCAGGCTATCTGCGGGCGTTCCGCTTCAACTTGGCTTGCGAGATCGCGGCTGAGTTCGGCGTCGAGCCCTCGCGTCAGGTCCAGCGTATCGCCATGTCGTCGAAGCGCAACCTAAAGCGTATCAATAACCCCGACGATATAATGTCGCTGCCTTACAGCCTCGTCGGCACCCGCCAGCGGTTCAACATATTTGCAGGAAACTACTAAATGGCTAATATTGCTATCTCCGCGCTGCCTGTTGCCGCTTCGCAAGCTGGCGCTGACGTGTTGCCGATTGTTCAGGCCACGACCAATACGACCAAGCAGCTATCCGTAACCAACCTATTTACCAGCCCGACGTTTGTTACGCCCGCGCTGGGAACGGTTGCCAGCGGCGTGATTAGCGCCTGCACCAGCACCTCAATGGTGTTGACAACCCCTGTACTTGGCGCCGCCAGCGGCACAAGCCTCACCACCACGGGCAATCAAGTCATCAGCAGCACTGGGAAACACGGTTACACCACTGGTTCTGGTGGAACGGTTACCCAAGCTACCAGCAAAGCCACCGGTGTGACGTTGAGCAAGTCAACCGGCCAGATTACACTGAACGCCGCCGCGCTTGCCGCAGATACTACGGTCAGCTTTACGTTGACCAACACCGTTATCGAGGCGGGTGATATTTTGATAATGAACCACATCAGCGCGGGCACGGCGGGTTCTTACCTGCTCAATGCTCAGTCTGCCGCGGGTTCAGCCAGCATTAACGTGCGGAACATCACCTCCGGCTCATTGAGCGAAGCTATTGTAATTGCTTTTGCGGTAATCAAAGCGGTAACGACGTAAGTGAAAACGCCCATCCTTGGCGGTAGTTATGTCGCGAGGTCGATTAACGCGGCGGACAATCGCATGGTCAACTTGTTTCCCGAAGCGGTGCCGGAAGGCAGCGGCGGGAAAGAGCCGGGTTTCTTGCTGCGCTGCCCTGGCTTGCGTCTGCTTGCGACCGTTGGCACGGGGCCTATTCGTGGCCTGTGGGTAACCAATGGCGTGGCCTATGTGGTGTCGGGCAGTGAGTTCTACAGCCTAACTACAAGCTGGGTTGCTACTCTAATTGGCACCGTGGCCGGCACCGGTCCTGTCAGCATGGCCGACAACGGCACGCAGATATTCATTGCCTGTAACCCCAGTAGTTTCGTCTACAACACCTCCACGTCCGTATTTGGGCAGATTACCGACCCAGACTTCCCCGGCGCAGGCTCGGTGGGCTACCTTGACGGCTATTTTGTGTTCAACGAACCCAATTCGCAGAAGTTTTGGGTGACCAGCCTGTTGGACGGCACCTCGATTGACCCGCTGGATTTCGCCAGCGCGGAAGGTTACCCCGACAATGTAATTTCGTTAATCGTAGACCACCGCGAGATTTACCTGTTTGGCAACACCAGCGTTGAGGTCTGGTACGACGCCGGAACTCCCGACTTTCCGCTGGCGCGTATCCAAGGCGCGTTCATGGAAGTGGGTTGCGGCGCGGCGTATTCGGTTGCCAAGCTGGACAACAGCGTGTTTTGGATTGGCTCCGACGCCCGAGGCCGCGGGGTTGTTTACCGGGCTAACGGCTATTCGCCAGCCCGCGTCTCGACCAATGCGCTGGAATACGCCATTCAAAGCTACGGCAACATCTCCGACGCGATTGCCTACACCTACCAGCAGGACGGCCACCCGTTCTATGTGCTGATATTCCCGACAGCCCAAGCAACCTGGGTGTACGACGTATCGACGCAACTGTGGCATGAACGTGCGGGTTTTGAAAACGGACAGTTCACAAGGCACCGCAGCAACTGCCAGATGTCGTTCAACAACGAGATTGTGGTCGGGGACTACGAGGACGGGCGGTTGTACGCTTACGACCTTGATGTCTACGCCGATGACGGCCAGATCCAGAAGTGGCTGCGGTCGTGGAGAGCGTTGCCAACTGGGCAGAATAACCTCAAGCGCGCCGCGCACCACAGCCTACAGCTCGACGCCGAAACGGGTGTCGGCCTGAACGCCTACCCCGCTTACGATGGCGAAGATCTTGCCACTGAGTCAGGTAACATCATTGTGGCCCAGTTTGTGCAAGGCTATTTGACTACGCAAGCCGCTGACCAGTTAGTCACGGAAGCCAACGATAATAACAACGCGTTGGTTACCCAAGTGCAACCCGCCGAGGATTACGACGGCTACGCGCTGGAAACCGAAGCCTACGACGCTACGCCTGGATACGACCCGCAGGTCATGCTACGTTGGTCGGATGACGGCGGGCATACTTGGTCGAACGAACATTGGAACTCAATGGGCCAGCTTGGCGCGTACGGCACCAGAACCATCTGGCGGCGGCTTGGCATGACCCAGAAGATCCGCGACCGGGTGTATGAGGTGTCTGGAACAGACCCCGTAAAGATTGCCATTATGGGCGCTGAACTGTTTGTTACGCCGACTAGTTCCTGATGGCGAACCTCAACATCACCAATATCCCGGCCCCCCGCGTGGCGTTCCTAGACGAACGCACCGGCCTTATGGCGCGGGAATGGTATCGGTTCTTTCTTAACCTGTTTGTTTTGACCGGCAGTGGGAACAACCCCGTATCGCTTGAGGAATTGCAGCTTGGGCCGCCTAACCAGCCCGAACTGGCCGAGCTGCTACTCCAGATCAACCAGAATATTGCACCGCAATATGAGGATCAATCGGGCGACTTCTTAGCCACCCTCGACACCGCGCAGCTTATGTCAATGATGGCGCGGTTTGAGAACGCTGAAGCTGCCATCCAGGGCGCGTACCTTCAGCCGGTTGTGCAGACAGGCACCATCGCTAACTACAACCTAGACGGTAGCCCAACAGCGGGCGGCATAGCCTACGGCACCGGGCCCGCCCTAGCAGTCAGCGCCGCCGGGACACTGGGCCAGGTACTGACCAGTGGCGGTGCTGGAGCGCCAACATGGTCTGCAACCGCGGGCGGCTCGGTCACCAGCGTGTCTGTGGTGTCGGCCAACGGGCTGGCCGGAACCGTGGCGACGGCGACAACGACCCCCGCGATCACGCTCTCCACGACCGTCACTGGCCTGCTCAAGGGCAACGGCACGGCGATCAGCGCGGCGACCAGCGGCACCGACTACGCCCCCGCGACCAGCGGCACCTCGATCCTGTACGGCGACGGGGCTGGCGGGTTTAGCAACGTCACCATCGGAACCGGCGTTGCTTTCTCTGGCGGCACGCTGTCCGCGACCGGCTCGGGCGGCACCGTGACGAGTGTGACCGGGACGGCCCCCGTTGTGTCGTCTGGAGGCGCAACACCAGCAATCAGCATGGCCGCCGCAACAACAAGCGTTGACGGATATTTGACCAGCACCGACTGGACAACCTTTAACAACAAAGGCAGCGGCACTGTAACCTCGGTCAGCGGCACCACAGGCCGAATTACCAGCACTGGCGGCACAACACCCGTTATTGATCTGACTTCTGGCATTGCGACGGCGGGGACAACGGGATCGGCTAGCTTGATCCCGGTAGTTACAATTGACACCTACGGTCGGGTTACAACGATTACGACGGCGGCAAACCCGCAAGGCACCGTCACCAGTGTGGCCGCGCTGACCCTTGGCACGACCGGCACTGACCTGACCAGCACCGTCGCAAACGGCACAACGACGCCGGTTATCACACTAAATGTGCCGACCGCGTCTGCGTCTAATCGAGGCGCGTTAAGTCCAACAGACTGGAGTACGTTCAACAGCAAGGGCAGCGGAAGTGTTACCTCTGTCGCGGCGTCTGTCCCTGCCTTTTTGTCAGTTGCTGGTTCTCCCATTACCACTAGCGGCACCTTGGCGATTACCTTGTCGGGAACAGCCTTGCCAGTCCTTAACGGCGGAACGGGCGCTACCACAAGCACCGGGACCGGCAGCGTGGTGCTGAGCGCAGCGCCTACGCTGTCTGGCAACGTTACCCTGTCCACGGGCAACTTAGTCCAAGGCACCGCAGCCAAAGGCGTCAACTTTACCGCCAACACTCCAGCAGCGGGTATGACAAGCCAGTTGTTGAACTGGTATGAGGAAGGAACCTGGACGCCAACCGATGTAAGTGGTGCGGGTTTGTCATTAGGCGGCAGCGGCGATTATGTGCGTATTGGAAGCATGGTCAAGGCGACGTTCAGCGTTACTTATCCAGTAACCGCAAGCGCCGCACAAAATTACATATCTTTGCCAGTTAATTCAAACGGCGGCGGCGGATTTTTTGTTACATACACGACTTTTGGGTCCGAAATAAGCGGATATGTTGAGGGAACAAATAATCGTTTTGTAATTGTAAATTTTTCGGGAACAGCGTTAACCAATGCAACTTTAAGCACCAAAAGAATTGATGGTGTTTTAATGTATCGCGCCGCATAAGGATTAAAAAAATGGCTCTTACCAAAACAACGTATTCAATGATTGATAGTACGACTGTCAACGTGTTGGATTTTGTGCCGGCGGCTGAAAAGGCATTGATTAAAGCTGGAACGCCATCTGTTTCAGTGACTGCGTATATCCAAGCGGCGCACAATTCATTGCCATTACTTGCCGGAAATTACCAAGGCACGCTATATTTTCCCGCTGGCAAATACCGGCTAGATACCGGCTTAAATATTAGCGCAACCGTTTTAACTACGGGTTACGGCGCGGTGTTGGACTATTCAGACGCATCTTCCGCCGTGGTAGCCATTACTTGCAACAGTTTTAGTACAGGAAGCCAATTTGATCTGACCTTTGGTGGAATTCGCGGCTTGACCATACTTGGGCCTGGTCGAGCAACCACTGGTTCAAAAGGCATTTTTTACGGCGACACTTCACCTTCTGGCACGCTTATTTGCCATGAAAAATCATTTCAAGACCTAGTTATTTCAGAGTTTGGAAAAGGCATTGACCAAGGAAGCAATGCTTATAACTGCAAATGGTACAACTGTTTTATTTATCGGTGCGACCACGGCGCATATTTTGGCTCTGGTTTAGTCAACAACGCTGAAATTGTAGAATTTCATGGGTGTGTGTTGGCTGAATGTGTGGCCAGCAATATGTCATCCATTGCAAACGCAATGGATATTGCATTTTTTGGTGGATCTATTGACTACCCGTTAGGAAGCGGCGCTGGCGGTACGGGTGTCAATTTAAACGGAGACACCATTGCAACTTTTCACGGCACGCATTTTGAAGGCACTGGCTCTGACATAATGGTGCGAAATGGTGGTTCAGTAGGCAGCCCAAGCGTTAATTTTTATGGCTGCACGTTCACTATTTCTTCGGGTGGCACGGCGCCCTTTATCGACGCCGACAATATACATTGCGTTTTGATAGGCGGTTGGGTTCGTGTTGCTGCTGGAACTCAAACATACTTTTTACAGAGCACGGGTATATATGCGTTGCTTGCACAACAACTGATTGTCATTGGAAATATCACCAACAAATTTTACACCGGCGCATCAGTAAGCGGAAACAAAACAATTGATAACCAAATTTTTACGCCTAAGACCATTGTTGCAGAATACAGCGCAATAAATATGTTTGGCCTTGGAACAAACTTTGGGGTTTATTTTAGGACGGCTGCTGGTGCGCCAGCAAATAGTTTGGCTGGTATTGAACAAGGGTCAATCTTGCTAAACCAAGCAGATACAAAGTTGTACATAAACACGGGTACATCAGCGTCAACAACGTGGACTGTTGTCGGGTCACAAAGTTAAGGAACAGCTATGAGCAACGTAAACCTCTCGCCCTTTGGTGGCGTCGGCTGGCAATTCTTCGACAACAACGGGGCGCCGTTGGCCGGTGGTCTGATCTACACTTACGCCGCAGGCACCACCACGCCGCAAACGACCTACACGACTATCGCCGGGACGACAGCGCACACCAACCCGATTGTGTTGGACGCAGCGGGGCGGGTGCCGAGCGGTGAGATTTGGTTGCTGTTTGCCAGCTACAAGTTTGTTTTGCAAACCTCGGCAGCGGTTTTAATCGCCACTTACAACGACGTATACTCCGGTGGATCTTTGCCCGCAATTGCCAACTTTACCGGCAATGGCACCACGGTCAGCTTTAGCTTGGGTAATGCAACCGACGAGAACAGCACGAACGTCTACATCAACGGCGTCTACCAGCAGAAAAACACTTACTCTATCAACGGATCTAATATAGTGTTTTCAGAAGCGCCCCCGGATACATCTTCGATTGAAGTTAGTCTCACCTAGCAGGAGCATATAGCATGACCGTCACCGTAAAAGTGCTGATCCCGGCCAAGATCGCGGAGGCCACGCAGACGACGCAGTACACCGCGTCGAACGTCACCACGATCATCGACAAGTTTACCGCGACCAACTACAGCGCCAGCCCGGCGACCTTGAGCGTTAATTTGGTCACGGCTGCGGACACGGCGGGCAACCAGAACTTGATCACCAAGACCAAGACGCTGGCGGCGTCGGAGGTGTATACTTTCCCCGAAATTGTCGGCCAGGTGCTGATGGCGAGTGGGTTTATCTCCACCATTGCCGGGACGGCCACGGCGATCAATATTCGCGCTTCAGGGCGGGAGATTTCGTGAACGACGCTGTAGAGGCTTTAGGTATGTTCAGTAGCCCCCGTAGTGAGGCCGCTGTGCAAGTACTTGAGGAAGGTTTTTTGAAGCATCCACAGGTTGAATGTCCTGTTATCCATCGTTTCGGGCCGGGGTTATATATCCGTGAAGTTACAATCCCCGCAGATACGTTTTCTGTAGGACATCGCCAAACGACGGCCCACATAAATATCATGCTAGAAGGCCGCGTGACTATGGTAAACGAAGATGGCTCGCATACTGAGTTGCGCGCGCCGCAGACTTTCGTGGCCCCCCCAGGGCGGAAAGTCGGCTATATTCACGAAAAAATGGTTTGGTTGAACGTGTACGCTACAACCGAAACGGACGTAGAGATACTAGAGGCGACCTATCTGGATAAGAGCCCTGTTTGGCGCGCCGCGCAGGCAGATACGCGGCTGTTGTTGGGTGCTGATATTATTGCGGAAAATCGCGCTGACTATCTGGCAGTATTGGCTGAGTTTGGTATATCGCACGAACTGGCGAGATCGCAAACAGAGAATATTACTGATCAGATTCCGTTCCCCTACGATGGGTACAAGATCGTGGTGGCGCCTTCCGAACTAGACGGGCGCGGCGTGTTTGCGACGGCGTTTTTGCGCGCAGGAGAAGTTATTGCTCCCGCCCGGTTAGGTGGTATGCGGACCCCTGCCGGTAGATTCACGAACCACACCAAAGAGCCGAACGCAATTATGCAGCGCGTCGGTGACGATATATATCTCGTCGCGTCGCGTGGTATTAATGGGTGCCGCGGAGGAACGCTTGGCGAAGAAGTTACAGTAGACTATCGGCAGGCGCTACGTCTTACGTTGAAAGGTATATAGTTATGTCAGCAGTAGCAACAGCCATTATTGGTTCAGCTGTCATTGGCGCGGGCACTGGCATTTATGCTTCCAATAAGGCTTCGTCCGCGCAGGCAAAAGCCGCCGAACAGCAGGCGCAGACTGCCCGAGACACGCTTACCTCCCAACAGGCAATCGCAGCGCCGTATACAATCGCTGGGTCTTTTGGCGTAAACGAACTTGCCCGGCAGTTAGGCGTCGCCGGGGACAGTAGCTCGGCGGGTTACGGCTCGCTAATGAAAGAGTATGACCCCTCAACCTTCACCGCCGACCCTGGCTATGGCTTCCGTATGGCCGAGGGCCAGAAGGCGCTTGAACGCTCGGCAGCAGCGCGGGGCGGCTTGCTGTCCGGCTCGGCCATGAAGGGTACACTCAATTACGCGCAGGGGCTGGCGTCGCAGGAGTATCAGAACGCTTTCAACCGCTACACCTCCGAACGCAACAGGCGGTATGATATGCTGCGGGGGCTGACGGATGTCGGTGCTGGCGCGGCGGGTTCGATGGTTGGCGCGGCGGGCACTGCCGGGGCTAATACGGCCACCGCGCAGGGCAACGCCGGCGCGGCGCAGGCGTCTGGCTATGTTGGCGCGGCAAACGCCATCACTGGCGGCGTGTCCAACATATCGAGCTATCTTCAGAATAAGCCGTTAAACGATATGCTTGCAAATTATTATAGGCCCACCGCTGCTGCACCGTTGCCCGGCTACGGCGGCTACTAAAGGAATTGCTTGACATGGCCGACAATAGCATCGCGCTTGGCATCCGCCCAATGGCCGTACCGGACTACGCGGCCTCAACCATGAACCGCGTAAACATGATGGGCGCGCTTGCTAAGATGGACGAATACAAGGCGGGCGTGGCCGAGAAGAACGCGCTGGCCCAGCTTGTGACGCAGCCCGGCTTCGACCCGTCCTCGACGGAGTCGCAGAATATGATCCTGCGCGTGGCCCCGACCACCGGGCCGGGCATCCTCAAGGGCCTGACCGAGACGCGGACTGCCGGCGTGGGCCTGAAGAGTGCGGAGTTTGAACTTCAAAAGAAACAACGCGACGACGCCATATTGGCAATTGCAACGCTCAACACGCCGGATGAAGCCTTGGCTAGCTTGCAAAAGCACATGCAAGACGGCAGCATAGGTAAAGAACAGGCACAATCGCTAGCGCAAGCCATTACCGGCGCACCGGATTTCAATATGTGGAAGACGCAAACGATTCGCGGCCTACTTACCGCCGCGCAGCAGGCGCAGCAGACTTTCACGAACCAAAACCTCGGCGGCAGCATCCGTCAGATCGCAACGCCGACTTACGGCGGCGGGCCCGCCGTTGTTGTCCCCGGCAGCACGGGCACCGTAACCGCGACGCCGGGCGAGGTCATGTCGAACGCCACCACGCGGCGCGGCCAAGATTTCCAGAACGACCCCAACGTTCTTGACAAGATTGTCACCGACTCCGCTGGCAACGTCACCAAGTACAACAAGTTTGGTCAGGTTATCGGGACCGACAAGGGCGTAGGCAAGCCCAGCGCCACGTTCGAGAAGACGCGCGTTCAGCGCGAGCAGCTAAACAAAGACCTAGACAGAACAATCTCAGAACTGGAGCGGGCCACCCAGAAAGGCGGCCTGATCGAGACGGCGACTGGCTCGGGCGCCGGGGCGCTGCGCGACGTGGCGAAGGGGTTCTTTGGCGTGGCTACGGAGGGCTCGGTCGCTATCGGAGCGCTGAAGCCTATCTACGACATGGTTCTCAAGATGGTCCCCCGGTTCGAGGGACCGCAGAGCGAGAAGGATGTTGTGTCTTACCAAGACGCGGCGGGTAATCTTGCCAACCCGAATACACCGACGGCTACTAAACTGGCCGCCGCCAAGGAGATCCTGCGGCTGATGAAGGCCCGCAAGGGCCAGTTCGTGACCCGCGACATGGCGGAAGGCAGCGGGATTGTTGCCGATGGCGTGGATACATCCAATCCTTTTCTGAAATAGGACGGTTATGGCGACGGCGCAGCAAATCCTTAAAGACCCAGCCTACGTCAACGCCAACCCGGCGACGAAGCAGGCTATCTTCGACAAGCACATCGCCCCTGATCCGGCGTTCGCCAACGCCAATGAGGCGACCAAAGGGGCAATCCTAGGGCGGTTCGGCTTAACCCCCGTCGTTGCCACCGCTGCCGCGCCCGAGGCCGCCCCCGACGCAGTGCCGCAGCGCCGCCTCGGCTTCATAGAAGGTTTGCTGCCAGCCGCTGTCCAGCAGGCTAAGGAACTCGCCGCCCCGGTGGCTGGCTTTGCGGAGGGCGCAGCCACCGTAGGGCTCGGGGCTGGGGAATTGATAGGGCGCGGGTTGGAAGCTGTCGGCGCCGGCGGGCACCTTCGGTCTTTTGTCGCAGAAGATCGCGCAAGATTAGACAAGGCGATGGCCCCGTTCCGCGCGGCGGCCCCAACCGGCACGGGTATGGGTAAGCTGGCTGGCGAAATAGCCATTACCTACCCCGTTGGCGGTTTCTTGGCCGCGCCGGTAAAGTTGGCGGGGAAGCTTATCCCGGCGGGGACCAAGATAACCGAGGCGTTGTCGAAAGCGTTGACCACGGGCGGGTTCCGCACCGGCGTCGAGGCTACCACGACCGGAGGCCGCGTTGCGAACGTAGCTACCCGCGCGGCGGGCGGTGCCGCTACTGGCGGCACGGTTACGGCGCTGGTCAGCCCTGACGACGCCGGCACGGGCGCTGTCATCGGTGCGGCGCTGCCGGTCGCCGCCGCGCCGGCCTTGTCTTGGCTGGTCAACAAAGGTGCCAAGCTGTACGCGCTGCTTCGCGGTGAAGCAGGGGCGGATAAGGCCCGGCAGATCATCACGGACACCTTAGGGGCATCTTACGATAGGGCGCTGGCAGCCCTGCGGGCGGCCAAGCCTGGGGACACGGCGCGAGACGTATTGGCGCGTGAGGGTATCAACGCGGACGCTTTCATGGCGTTGGGCGAAGCCGTGGAGAAGCGGGATCTGTCCGGGTTCTACCGCCTCCAGAGGGAGGCCGTTATCGCCAAGGACCGGGCGCGCCTAGCCCGGCTGGCGCAGGGCGGCACCCAGACCGAAGCTCGCACGGCGCAGAGGGCCAACGCCAGAAACCTAAACGCCCTCACCGGCCCCCTGCGGGAAACCGAGCTGGAGGCAGCCAATACGGCGGGCCGTATGTTGCCGGGGTTGACCGAACAAAAGAACAGGTTTGCCGCCGCTGCCGGCCAGAACGTCGAGGATGTCCGCCGGCTAAAGGAAGCCGAAGATATAGCCCGGTTCGAGGCTGTTGGTCGTCAGTCCGGCAACGCGCCAGCGGACGCCGCCCGCGTCAAGTACACGCTGGAGCAGGCTAAGTTTGCAGAGCGCAAGGCGGGCGAGGCCGCTGACCGCAGCCTGCTGTTTGGCGACGTGGCGCGAGAGGTCGAACGCCGCGCGGCCAGTCTTGAGGCATACGGCTTGAAGCCGCTGGACATCGAAGGCGTGGTTTCTAAGCTGGAACAGAAAGCCCGCACGCCGGGCATCCGTGCGGACACGGTGCAGGTGCAAACGCTATCCGATGTGGCAACGCAACTGCGTAAGCTGGCGGACGCCAACGGCGGCATCATCGACGCTGAAGACCTGTACCAAGTCCGCAAGACATTCCTGAACGACGCCATCCGGAAGCAGTTGGCGGCGGTGAGCCCCAAGGTTGACAAGAAACGCGTGGCCGAGCTGTTGGCCGGCATCAAGCCGCTGATAGACGACGCTATCGAGGCGGCTGGCGGCAAGAAGTGGCGCACCTACCTAGCGACGCACGCCGCCGGGGCCGAAGAAAACGCCCGGCGCGTGCTGTACGCCGAGGCGCTCGGCATGTACCAGAAGTCGCCTAACGCCTACCGGGAGCTGGTGCGCGGCGACAACCCCAAGGCGGTCGAGAAGATTTTCGGTTCCGGCAGCTACGACATCTTTAAACAGATGAGCAAGGGGTCCGGCCCGCCAGCCATGAAGATCATGGGGGGCATATCGAAGAACCTGGAGCGGGCCGAGGCGATCAAGACCCAAGCGGCAGCCGGCCAAGGCGGCCTAGAGCGCGTGCTGAAGAAGGACACGTCAAATCTCCGGCTGCCTAACTTCTTCAGCTACAAGGCAACCGTCACCAACGAAGTGCTGGATATCCTGCAAAAGCGCGTGTCCGACAAGACGCTCTCCGCGTTTGAGACTGCGTTCAAGTCGGGCAAGAACATGGCAAGCGCACTAGATAAGCTGCCCGTAGAGGAACGCAACCGGGTCGTGAAGCTGCTGGCCGACACGAAGAATTACCCCGCAAGCGTATCCCTCGCGGCTATACTGGCGTCAACGCCGCGTAACGCTATGGCCGAAGACAACCGAAACAGCATGAACCAGTAGCGCCTAGCCTATCTCACCAACCGTGCCGGGGGCACAACCTGAAGGAGAATATCATGTTTAAGGGCTACAAGACGTACATCACTGCCGCCGTTGCCGTTGTCGCGGCCATTGGGGCGTACCTGACCGGCGATGCCACTGTGGCCCAGACCGGCCAGTTGGTCTTTACTGCCCTGCTGGCCGCGTTCGTTCGCGATAGCATCACTAATATCTAATGCTGGCTTTCCTTGCCCCGTTCTTTCGGCTTCTCAGCGGCCTTATGGGCTACTTCCGGGATAAAAAGCTGACAGACGGGGCGGTGGCTGAAGCCACGGCTCAATCATTACGGACGCAATTGCATGACATTCAGAAGGCAAATCAGGCTAGGGACGCTATTCGTGCTGCTGTTGCCGCTGACCCAGGCTTGCTGCGCGCCCCAGACCCTAATTCAAGGGACTAACAACGCGACGTTCTGCCAGATTGGGAAAGTCATTAAGTTTTCTCGTCTGCACGATACTGACGAGACTATTGAGCAAGTAAAAGAGCATAACGCAGTTTACGCGAAGCTGTGTTCGGACATACCGGCTAACGGGCAATAAACCCGCCAAGCGGCTGAAGAAAGACTTAAGTCCTATGGTAGACGCAGTAGACCAAACAGCCCGCGATGGCGTGGCAAAGGCGCTTGCTATGATAGAGGCACACGAACGAGTTTGCGAAGAACGAGCAAAAGAAAGCAACACTTGGCGGAACATGCTGTCCGACAAGCTGGACAATTATTTTTCGGGCGTGGACGGTCGGCTTGCTGACCTAACGGGGCAGGTTTCCAAGATTTACGGACACATGTGGGCTGTGACGGGCGCCATCATAGCCATATTGCTCGCCACCATTGCGTATCTAATTCAGAACCACGGGCTTTAGACCAGCGTGACCATCGCGCTGGGTTCAAAATCCATACAACGCCTCACGGGCCTGCACGCCGATCTGGTGCGCGTGGTCCACGCCGCCGCCTGCGCGTCTGATCTGGACTTCTGCGTCCTCGAAGGTCTGAGGACGTTGGACCGACAGAAGCAATTGCTGGCGCAGGGGGCGACTACCACCCTGAAGTCGCGGCATCTGACGGGTCATGCTGTAGACCTAGCAGCCATGTCTGGCGGCGAAATCCGCTGGGATTGGCCTCTGTACCACAAGCTGGCGGTCATCGTTAAGGCTGCCGCTGCGGCAGAGAAAGTGCCGCTGGAGTGGGGCGGTGACTGGCGCAAGTTCAAGGACGGCCCGCACTGGCAACTGCCCTGGGCCAGTTACCCGGCGCTCACTTAACGAAGGCATACATTCGGTACAGCGCGGGGTCAAGCCATCAATTCTTGACGTTCGCGGGCCACGCGCAGGGCGCTATACCGCTGGTGCAGCCGGCGCAGGATGACGCGGCGGCGTGCGCCGCTGCGCTCCGCCGTCAACAAAGCCAGAACTTCCGCCTCTGGCAGCGACGTAAGCTTTGCGTTTAACGACCGCCAATTAATTACGTCCATTTTTCAATTCCTCTAGTGCTATGTCAGACACGGCGCGCTTGTCGTGCAGCGACGCCCAGATCCGTTCGTCAATAGTTTTATTACCAATTAAGACATAACACCAGACATCATGTGCTTGGCCGCTGCGGTGCAGGCGGCCCACGGTCTGCTCGAACAGTTCCAAGGACCACGGCAGCGACACGAATACGACCTTGCTGCCGCCGTACTGGAGGTTTAGGCCGTGGCCGGCGGACTTGGGGTGTACCAGCAGCAGCTCGATCTGCCCTGCGTTCCACCGCTCGATGGCACGGTCGTCGTCGATGGTCTGCGACTGCGGGTAGCGGCGCTGGAGTTCGGCCAGCTCCTCTTTGTAGTTGTACACCACCAGCGTGTTGGCGTGCTGGTTCTCGGCCAGCAGCTCGTCCAGCCGGTCAAACTTGTGGCTGCTGAACCAGTGCGCCGATTGTTTCACGTGAAACTTTCCGCCCGCCACGGGCGTTGAGGTCGTGTCGTAAACGAACCCTGACGCCATCTGTTGCAATTTTGTCGCAACTGCGGCGGCGTTCAGCGCGACGATCTGGTCGTTGCCAAACGTGACCAGGAAGTCCCGCTTCATCTTTTCGTAGGGCTCGCGGTCGTCCAGGTCGCAGCGCAACTCGACCGTGTGCAGCGGCGGCAGCGTGTCGCTGTACTCCCCCGGCTCCAGTACGAAGGTCGAGGGCTTGATACGCTCCATAACCTGCTCCAGAGCCCCTACGCGGGGCTCCCACTGGCCGAAGTCCCGGTTGATGCACACGAAGTACTGCTGGAGGAACGCGCCCTTGGCGCGGCCTAGGAGCGCCTGGTCTACAACCTTGCACTGGCCGAACACGTCCTCCAGCCCGTTGGAGGTAAACGACCCGGTCAGGCCCCAGCGCACCCGGCACCGGTCTAGCTTGTCGAGCAGCGCCTTGAAGCGTTTGCCAGACGGGTTCTTCAACCTTGTCAGCTCGTCGAACACGATACCGTCGAAGCCTACCAGCGAGGATACCGACTGTAGGTTGTCGTAGTTCGTCACTACAACCTTGGTGTCAGCGTTAAACGCTGCTTTACGCTGCGCCGGCGTACCCAGTGCAACAGACATCGTCAGCCCCGGCGTCCACTTGAGCCGCTCGACCGGCCAGACATCACGGCACACACGCTTGGGGGCTAGTACCAGCCAACGTGACACAAGACCCTCGCGACTAGCGTCAAGCATCGCTGTTAAGGTGATCGCGGTCTTGCCCGCGCCGACTGGCGCTAGGATCATGGCACGATCCCGCCCGAACAGAAAGTCGGCAGCCTCGTCCTGGTAGGGGCGCAGGGTCAGGCTGCCCATGCGTCGATCTCCTCTTTCGACCACAGACAGGCGTAGTTCTGGTGCAGCTTCTGCATCTCAAGGGCGAACAGTTGCTGCAACGGCGAGATGCGCCCGCCAATTTTTTTTATTTCTACAAACCAGGTCTTGCCGTCCGGCATACAGGCGATGCGGTCGGCCACGCCGCGCTGCGTCGGGGACTTAAACTTGTAGGTTTGGCCCCCGGCGCGGCGGACGGCCCAGACGAAATAACGCTCGATTTCAGCTTCGGTCATACCCTAGACATAACGTGCAAAAAATTATTGTCCAGCCTCTTGTAAAACATTTCTGTGCGTGTATGGTACGAGGCTCAAACACGAGAGGACACTAAAATATGGCCGCACACTCCAAGATCGTCGGCGGTTCGACCGCCAAGCGCGTGATGAATTGCCCCGGCTCGGTGGCACTGTCAGCGACGGTCCCGCCCAAGCCATCCAGCACATACGCAGACGAGGGCACCCTGCTGCATGATGTCATTGCCAAGGTGCTGGACGAGAGCCAGCCGCCGTCCTTTTACCTCGGGACCACTTACCAGGGCATCACGCTGACCGAAGACCTGATCGACCGCAAGCTGGCACCGGCCCTAGCCGCGCTGGAGGAGATCGACCCAGGGCAGGACATGGTCTTCATGGCCGAGGCAGCCGTTGGGTTCGGCAACCTTATCCCCGGCGTTTTTGGTAGCGCGGACCTGCTGGGCCGGCTTGACGGTCGCGCCATCGTCTTGGACTGGAAGTTCGGCGACGGCGTCATGGTGTCGCCCGAAGAGAACGAACAGTTGCTGTTCTACGCTGCCGCAGCACGGCGGACGCCTGCGACGGCGTGGGCGTTCATAGACGCGACCGAGGTCGAGCTTATCATCGTCCAGCCGCCCTACGTTAAGCGTTGGACCACCACGGTCGAGCGCGTGCGCCAGTTCGAGTACGACCTGACGGTGGCCGTCAAGCGGGCGCAGGCCCCCGACGCCGAGCTTGCGATGGGCGACCACTGCCGCTGGTGCCCGGCCAAGGCCGTGTGCCCGCTGATGACCGGCGCGGTTGACCGCTCGATCAGGACACAGGTGACGGCGCTGAACGCCGCGTCTATTGGCGCGTACCTCGACCAAGCCAGCCTGATCGAGCAGTGGCTTGCGGACGTGCGCGGGTTGGCGCAGACCATACTTGAGGCTGGCGCTGTCGTGCCGGGCTGGAAGATGGTCCCCAAGCGGGGCCTGCGTCAGTGGGTCAACGAAGACGGCGCTGCCGCTGCGCTTAAGGCGGCGGGTCTGGGTCTTGAAGATATTTATGTAGAAAAGATCGTCTCGCCGGCGCAGGCTGAAAAGCTGCTAAAGAAGACGAAACAAGTTTTACCGGATGGCCTAGCCGTCTCGGTATCCTCGGGTAACACGTTGGCGCCGGAGAGCGATCCCCGGCCCAGCGCGTTGCAAATCGGTCAGCAAATCACTGCTGCCCTAGCTAAAATGGTCAACTAAAGGAAAATAATCTAATGTCTAACTCTCTTGTTGCTTTTGGCGGCGCTAATCTGCCGTCCGTTAAGTCGCTCTCGTCGGCACTTCGCTCTATCCAGGCCGACACCGGTCCTGCTGGCACGGTTATCCTGAAAATGGATAAAACCGGCCATTGGGTGTTCGGTGCCGACCAGACGGAAGTCGAAGATACTTCGACTTGGGCCATCAACCCGTTCTCGTTCGTCCACGGCTATATCGCCTGGGGCGACGGCGAGGTACTCGGCGAGAAGATGTGCAGCGTTACTGAACCGCTGCCCGACCTCGACTTGGCCCCGACCGGTGCGAAACGCGGGTGGGAAATGCAGGTGGGCATGAGCCTGCGCTGCATGAGTGGTGAAGACGAGGGCATGGAAGCGCGTTATTCGGTGACTTCGGTCGGCGGTAAACGCGCTGTTCAGGCGCTGGCGGTTGCCATTGCTGAACAGGTCGATAAGGACCAGACCTTGCCTGTGCCGGTGGTGAACCTGAAGAAGGAACACTACCAGCACAAGTCCTATGGTAGGATCTTTACTCCAGTGTTTGAAATTGTACGCTGGGCTGGTATTGATGGAAAACCATCGGCTAAAGCCTCGGACGGTCAGCCCGAGGTAGCAGCCGCCCCTGTCGAGGAGCCGCGCCGTCGTCGGCGTGCGGTCTAAGAAGGGAAACGCGATGGTGGGGGCGGCGGTCGCAGGCCGTCCCCACCAGAGCCTTACACCATGAAACTCTGGCTTGATTTCGAGACGCGCAGCCGGTGCGACCTCAAGGGGCGCGGCGTCTACAACTACGCGCAGGACGCCAGCACCGAGGTGCTGTGCATGTCCTACGCCTTCGACGACGGCGAGGTGGTTACCTGGCGTCCCAGTGATCCATTCCCCGAGCAGGTGCGTAACCATACCGGCCAGATCCGCGCGCACAACGCCGCGTTCGAGCGCCTGATCTTCTGGTACGTCCTCCAGATCGACTTCAAGCTGGAGCAGTTCTACTGCACCGCCAGCCAGGCCCGCGCCAACTGCGCGCCGGGTAGCTTGGAAGACGTTGGCCGGTTCTCGGGCGCGTCCATGAAGAAGGACCACAAGGGCGGCGCGCTAATCCGGCTGCTGTCGATCCCGCAGGCAGACGGTCAGTTCCGCGACGACCCCGCCAAGATGGCCGAGATGGTGGCCTATTGCGAGCAGGACGTGCGCGCCATGCGGGCGTTCAGCCAGGCCATGCGCGACCTGTCCGGCACCGAACTAGCTGACTACCACGTCAACGAGCGCATCAACGACCGTGGCGTCCTGCTGGACCTGCCGCTGGCCCAGGCTGCGGTGCGCTACGCCGACGCCGAGATGACCGAGATCCAAGACATCGTGCGCGAGGTGACCGCCGGCGAGATCAGCAGCGTCCGCAGCCCCAAGATGCGCGGCTGGGTGCTGGACCGGGTCGGCCCCGAGGCTACCAAGCTGGCGACGGTCTACAAGGACGGCGTCCCCAAGCTGTCCATCGACCGCAACGTCCGCGCCAGCCTGCTAGTGCTGGCCGAGGAGAACCCCGACGAGGTGCCCCCGGACGTGGCCGAGGTTATCCAGTGCGCCGACGACCTGTGGGCGTCGAGCGTTGCCAAGTTCAGCCGGGCGGCGTCCCTAGCCGACGAGGAGGACCACCGGGTGCGCGGCGCGTTCGTGTTCGCTGGCGGCGCTGCCACCGGTCGCGCGTCGTCGTTCGGGCTTCAGGTCCACAACTTCCCTCGCGTCTGTGCGGACGACCCCGAGACGGTGCGCCACGCTATCGTGCGCGGGCACCAGATCGTCCCCCTGCACGGCAAGCGCGTCACCGACGTTCTTAAGCGTATGCTGCGCCCGTCGCTGATGGCATCGCCCGGCAAGAGCCTGGTCGTTGCCGACTGGGCGTCGGTCGAGGCGCGGGTGACGCCGTGGGCGTCGGGTCGCCCCGCCGGCATCGACAAGCTGGAGCTGTTCCGGGCGGGCGAGGATGTCTACAAGGTCAACGCCGCCGCCACCTACCGGGTGCCGGTCGCTGACGTTACCAAGGCCCAGCGCCAGGTCGGCAAGGTTCAGGAGCTTGCCTGCGGGTTCGCCGGCGGCGTCGGTGCCTTCGCGGCGATGGGCCGGATCTACGGCGTCGTCATGGCCGAGAGCGAGGCCCTGCGCATGGTCAACGCGTGGCGCCGGGCTAACCCCTGGTCTGTGCCCTACTGGCAAGACCTAGAGCGCGCCTACACGGCGGCGCTGCGGTATCCAGGTCGGGAGTTCAGCGCGGGCCGCGTAACGTATTATTACGACCGCCAGCATCTCTGGTATATCCTGCCCTCAAGCCGTGTCCTATGCTATCCGTTCGCGCGTCTGGACGAGGATGGTCCGACATACGCCAAAGCCGCCTGGAAACCGGGCGCGGACGCTAAAGAATGGCCCCGCGCACGTCTCTGGAAGGGTCTGGCGTGCGAGAACATCACCCAGGCCATCGCCCACGATTTGCTGCGAGAAACGCTGCGGAAGCTGGACGAAGCCGGGCATGAAATCGTGCTTCATGTGCATGACGAAATTGTTTTGGAATGTAAGGACGCATCGCGGGGGGCCGAGATGCTCCTAGACGCTATGCGTACACCGCCGTCTTGGGCCGAGAGTTTACCTCTGGACGCCGAGGTGACGATCATGTCGAGATACGGCAAATAAGGAGACGAAATGGCTGACCGCCGCGCTTTCATCGAATACATCACCGGCCTAGCAATGGAGGGCGAGACAGCCCTGCTGGTGCGCCAGAAGCCTTGGATGCGGGACAATGAGCTACAATACCATGCGGACGGGACGCTCAAGTGTACCTGGCCGGCGTACCTACCCACCCATAAGCTGAAGGACGGCCAAGCCTGGTACGCCAACACGGGCGCGTTCATCTTGGACCGTTTCGTAGACGGCAAGCTATCGGCAGCCCGAGACTATTGCGACTTCGTCCTGGTTATGATGCTGGACGACATCGGCACCAAGTCCAAGACCCCGCCGCTGGCGCCCACCTGGATCATGGAGACATCGCCAGGGTCGTTCCAGTGGGGTTACGGCTTCAGCGACCAGCCCACCAAGGGCCGGTTTACTGCCGCCATCCGCGCCATAGCCGAGGCGGGCTACACGGACCCCGGCGCCACGAACGCCGTCCGCAACTTCCGTCTGCCGGGGTCGGTCAACCTCAAGCCTGGGCGCGACCTGTTTGCGTCGCGCTTGGTCGAGTTCCACCCGGAGCGGGAGTACACCCTAGACGAGATATGCGCCGCTCTGGGCGTCACGCCGGGCGAGGAGGACGGCGGCGACGTTAAGGCGATCACCCTGCGCGACACCGGCAAGGACAACGTCCTGCAATGGCTGAACGACAAGGGTCTGGTCCTGTCCCAGCCGAACGGCGAGGGCTGGCTGTCCATCGTCTGCCCTAACAACGCCGCGCACACGGACGGGATCGTCGAGGCCCGCTACAAACCCTTGGACCGCGCCTTCGACTGCTTCCACGGTCATTGTGTAGACCTGGACAGCCGCGCGTTTCTGGACTGGGTAGCCGAGAACGGTGGCCCGCGCGCGACGCCGGGGCTGCGCGACGAACTGCTGGCCGAGCGCATGGCGCTGGCGATGGACAAGATCGCGCCGAGCGAGGCGTTCCCTGACCGCGCCAAGGAGTTTATTGCCGAGGTCGAGCGCAAGGAGCGCGGGCGCGTCGAGAAGTCCGCCTGGTTTGAACGCTACGCCTACATCCAGACGGATGACTCCTACTTCGACATCCAGGAGCGCGAGGAGGTCACCCGGTCGGCATTTAACGCCGTCTACCGGCACGTTGACTGCCGGTCGGTGCATAACCCTAAGCAGCGCGTGCTGCCGGCGCACTGCTATGACGAGAACCGTCAAGCGGCGGGTGCCAAGGCTCTGGCCGGCATCACTTACGCCCCCGGCGACACTGTGTTTGTCGCCCGCGACGGCCAAGTCTTCGGCAACCGCTGGATCGACGCGCGCCCTGACGTGTCCGCCGTCCCGGCGGGCGACGTGTCGCCCTGGATGGCGCATTGCGAGGCGATGCTGCCCGAGCCTAGCGAGTTGCAGCACTGCCTAGACGC